TTAAATGCCTTAAAAGCAAATTCAGATAAACTTGACTGTTTAAAAGGATTAAGCTGGAATTGGAATAAATGCGAAGTAACAATAGGTCATTTTGAAGGTTTGAAAAAATCTGATTTATATGGATTTAGAAATATTGGAAAAAAAACTATTGACGAAATAGAAAGAATGTTTTTTGAAGCAGGGATAGTCCTCGTTGGGTAAGCTATCATATAACGTTCTGCGGCTTTGCGAGGTTGCGAACTTCGTAACCGATTATTTTCTGTTAAAGATAATATTTCTTGCGAAACGTGAAAGTGAATTTACCACAAAATTCGCAATCTTGCAAAACCGCTGTTGTAGGCAGTTTTTTCTGTATTTTTGGCTTGATTATTGTTTATAGTATTTTAACTTTAAAATAAATTAAGGTAAAATGTGGTAAAATGTTGTAAAATGTTGTACTTTTATATAAAATATGTACTTTTGCACATTAATAAAAAAAATATTAATATAATATATTATGTTAGAAAAAGAATTTGATTTTTATTTAGCTCATCAAAAAGATTTGATTGCTAAGTATTTAAACAAATATTTAGTGATAAAAGGTGAGGAAGTTATTGATGCTTTTGATACTAAAGAAGAAGCATATGATTTTGCTACGTCAAAATTTGAGCTTGGTACATTTTTAATCCAACAATGCTTACCTGGAGATTTAGGACATTCACAAATTTTTCATTCACAAGTAATATTTGCTAATATTTAACTATGTCCGTATCTGCCTTAACTATAAAATCCAATGTTGGATTATTAAAACAACTTACCTCAATTGTAGACATAACAGTCCCAAATACAAATACTAAAAATCAATATAAAGCAATTTGGGATACTGGTGCTTCTGGAACTGTTATAACTCAAGTTATTGTAGATAATTTAGGATTGATTCCTACTGGAATGTCTATAGTTCACACTGCAAATGGAACTGCTAGACAAAATACATACATTATTGATATTTCTTTAAATGAAGGAATAACAATTAAAGACGTTACGGTGACTTGTGCAACGGCTTTCAGTGGCGGTTGTAATGTCTTAATCGGTATGGACGTAATTTCACAAGGAGATTTTTCTATTACAAATTTTAATGGCAATACTTGTATGTCATTTAGAAAGCCCTCAATGCACGAAATTGACTTTTGTAAAAATCCAAATATGAAAGCAAACTCAAACCCAAATAGAGGAAATAATTTTACACCTCCGAAAAAGAAAAGAAAATAGGTTATTTCTTACGATTTTCCTAAAATTGCCTACAACGCCTTGCCACTTTGCGTAGTGGCAGATTAGATGCAAAAATTTTCAAACCAAAACGAATGTTAAATAGAATTACAAACCTTGAAGCTACCACCGAAGCTGTCATTACGCAAAATGGCTGTTATCGGCTGGGCTTCTACAAATTTTAATCAAAATGAGAGCAGTAAACAAAGACAGAGTTATTGAGGCATACATAAGAGAGCCTTACATTAATAGCGGTGAACAATGGGATTATGGTCATACGCACGGATGGCAGGTTGTTTTAGTAGTTGGATATTTGTCAGAGGGACAAGAAAGGTCTATTGTAATAGATAAAGAAACAAAAGAAGAATGTGTTGATTTACTTAACTCATTTGGATTTGTGTCGGTTTAGCCTTGCCGATAACGTATGGTGCTATGAGAAGTAGCGGATTAATAAAAACTAAACTTTAAATTTATGACTGATTTTAAAAATACACCTGAACTTTCAGAAAGCACCAAACCCGCTATTTCTTATAGCACGTGTTATGAGCCGTCTTTGCATTTATTCCCTTATAGGTGGACTTTAAAAGATGCAAACTTTACAAAAGATAAAGGCAAAGTATTTAGTTGTTTTGCTTGTGGTGGTGGTTCAACAATGGGTTATAAATTAGCCGGATTTGATGTATTAGGATGCAATGAAATTGACCCTAAAATGATTGAAGCATACAAAGCTAACCATAATCCAAAATATGCTTATTTAGAGCCTATACAAACATTTAAAATGCGTAAAGATTTACCAAAAGAACTTTATGAACTTGATATTTTAGATGGTTCGCCACCTTGTAGCAGTTTTTCAATGGCAGGGAATAGAGAAAAGGATTGGGGCAAAGAAAAGAAATTTAGAGAAGGACAAGCAGAGCAAATACTTGATAACCTTTTCTTTGATTTTATAGACCTTGCAAAAAAGCTACAACCAAAAGTTGTAATAGCTGAAAATGTGAAAGGTTTATTGGTAGGAGAAGCAAAGGAATACGTAAGGAAGATTTACAGAGAATTTGATTTAGCTGGATATTATGTGCAACATTGGCTATTGGATGCGAGTAAAATGGGAGTGCCACAAAAAAGAGAAAGGGTTTTCTTTATTGCAATGAGAAAGGATTTAGCTAAACCATTTTTGAAAAGCATTGATTTGTTTACAATAGCACCTGAATTGAATTTAGAATTTAATGAGCCAGAAATACCATACAAAGAAATAAGGCAAACAGAGGGCAATGAAAGTGCTATTGGATTGAGTAAAATGATAAGCCACTATTGGAAACTTACATCACCAGGAAATGCAATGAGTGAAAACCACCCAAAAGGAAGCTATTTTAATGAAGTAAAAACTGCACCTGACAAAGTATTACCTACAATTAGAGCAAATGGATTGCCTTATGATTATGAAATTGAAAGGACTTTGTTTGATGATGAAACTAAAATGGCTGGAAGTTATCCATTGGATTATGATTTTAAAACTAACAAAGTGGTTTATTTAGTTGGAATGAGTGTACCGCCAATAATGACCGCTCAAATTTCAACACAAATATACGAACAATGGTTGTCAAAAATATAAATAAAATAATATGAAAAACCACGACCCACAAACAGAACTCGAACTAATTGCAATGGGTTGCATAATTGTAGCTTTAATTTTAGGACTAATTATTTTGCAGTTAATTTTGAATTGAGTATATTTGCTAAACAAACGACAAGTAAGGCGGTCGAGAAAATATTATAAATCCGTTGTGATTGTGATGCCTTACTCACTTTTGCAACGGTATTTTTATTTTAAAACATTATGAGTAAACATTTATTTGAATTGATGCGCGAACAAGAAATTCAAACATCAAACTTTCTACCAACAAAGAAAGAAATCGAAAACAGCGGTAGATTATTCGCTAAACAAATCTTATCACATGGAGAAATTGATAAGTACGAACTATTTTCACAAGCTGAAAGACTTGCAACGGTAACAGCTAATATTCGTGACGAAATTAAATCGCACTTGCCAAAAGAAAAAAACATTGCATTTGGTATCGAAATTAATCCAGTTAGTGGACGTACTATGATACAATTTCAAGATGATTTAGTTTGGAGTGAACTTAAAGAAAAAATGCAACAGCGTGAGGAACTTTTAAAAGTAGCTCTAAAAACTACTGAAACTTTTTACGATAGTGAAGGTTGCGAAGTTCCAAAAGTTTCTGTAAAATATTCTGCTAATTCGTTAACTGTTAAATATTAAATAGCGATGAGTAATCATTTAGAACTTTGGAATAAAGTCGAAAAGACAAATCCAAAATATACAAAAAAAGCAAACGTAAAAGGTAACAATATTACGGCTATTGCTCCGCAGTATCAAATAAAAAATGTAACTGAACAATTCGGATCTTATGGTACGAGTTGGGGGTTTGAAAGTTTAGAATTTGATTATACACTAACAGATAGTTTAGGTCTTGTTATTTTGCACGCTGTTTTTTATTATCCAGGTGGAAAATTTCCAATTAAAAATGCTCAAAGTGTTTTTATGGATAATGCAAAAACTAAAGTAGATGATAATTTTGCAAAAAAACTTGAAACAGATACTTTGACAAAAGCAATATCTAAACTTGGTTTTAATGCGGATATTTTTATGGGATTGTTTGACGATGTTAAATATCTTGCTGAGGTTACAAAAGAATTTGAAGAAGCTCCTGCACCAATTAAATTAAGCGATAAGGCTATTGATGACTTAATTGCAAAAGGTAAAGAAGAAATTAAAAAATATCTAAAGCTACATGAAGATAAAAAAGTATCTTTATCAACTGAACAAATAGAAAAATTAACGGGTGAGCTGAAAACCGAATAGAGTAAGCTAAATTAATACATTTTATATTATGGCAAAATTGCAATCTTACGCTTTAAGCGTAGCACTTACAAAAATGAAGCATTCTATTATTACTGCTAAAAGTGGTCAGAAATGCTTAGTATTACCAATTGATGATAATTATTTAACAGCAATTGAAAAAGACGGAACAACGGCTGTTTATATGCAAACTGATGTTGTTACAATGGATTCAGAAGATACCAACGGAAATTGGGGTTTTCAAGTTCAAAAACTATCAAGTGAAGCGTATAAGGCTTTAGGGGCTGACAAAGCAAAAGAAGTTGGTTTGCCTTACTTAGGTAATCTTAAAGTTTTTACTAAAAAGACAAATGATGTTTCCGAACCAGTTAACATTGATTTAGAAGAAACAACAGACAATTTACCCTTTTAAAACTTTAACTAAAAACCTATTGTTAATTCAGTAGGTTTTTTTATATTTGTATTCGTAATAAGGTAGGAGCTATTACAAAACTTAAAAACATTTAATCCATAATCGGGCGGGCGCTCCTATATTTAGCCCAAACGATTATGGATTTTTTAATTTAAAATTTTATTTATTATGATTAAACAGACAGAAAAAGTCTATCAAGACAGAAGGAAAAAGTGCGATAAATTTATCGTTAACCTTAGAAAATTAACCGTTAACCCTTGTTTTAATTATTTTGAATTAGACAATAAAATTATTTTAGACGGGATTGTTTACACTTGCATTGAAGTAAGATATGATGTTTACAGAGGTATTAACTATTATTTTTTTATCTAATGAAAATTTTTATAACAAACAAAAAAGATTTTGAATTTGCATTAGAGCATAGGTCAAAAAGAGCACACTCACAGCTTTACAATGAAGTCTTAAATAACTTCAATAATGAAAATATTATTGAAGTCTTACATTATGTTAGTTTTAACGACCAAGAATTTGGAGTTTTATTCCAGTTTGTAGGAAAAAATAAAGATATGTTTTTTTATGAATATGTTAATACCACAAACTAATGGAAAATCAAAAAATATTAAAATTCTTAGAACATTTTTCAGTTATTACAGTTGGTGAAAATAAAATTCCTAACTTTAGCTGGACTAAACAACAAACTGAAAAATTAACTACAACTGAATTAACTAAACGTTTAGAATATAAAGGCGGAAAAACTTGGACTGATAAAGATGGAGTTGTTCACGAAATTAAACCCACAACCGCTTTTGGGTTAGTAACTGGTTTTGAAGATTTAGAAGTTTTAGATATTGACTTAAAAGTATTTTCAACAGCTAAAGAACAAAAGGAATTTTGGGAAGAGTTTATAGGATACCTTCAAGATAACATTTTAGACTTTGAAGATAAATTTGTTATTTACAAAACTAAAAATGCTGGTTATCATATTATTTATAAGACAAAACGAATTGAAGGCAATCTTAAATTAGCTAAACTAAAAGGACATAAAGAAGCAATTTTGGAGACACGTGGGAGGTTCGGATATATTTTTGCATATCCTGAAAATAAAGTTTCTAAAAAAGATTATTTTCAAGTAGAATACATTTCAGACGATGACAGAGAAATATTGTTTTCTTTTAGTCGTATGTATAACTATATTGAAGAAGTTACAATTGAACCTAAAAAAGAAAAAACAGAGTTCTCAACTGGTAATATTACCCCTTGGCAAGATTATAATGAAAAAACAAACATTTTAGATTTAGTTCAAAGTGATTTTACAATAGTTGCTAATCATAACAAAAGATATGTTATAAAAAGACATGGCGCACAAAGCCCGCATTCAGGTTATATTTTCAAAGATAGTGGTTTTATGTATCTTTTTAGTACTGGAACAATTTACCCGCATGAAAAGCTTATAACGCCTTTTATTGCTTTTACTTATAAATATCATAACGGGGATTTTTCAGAAGCAAGTAAGGAACTTTATAAACTTGGTTATGGGTCACGAATTGAAAAAATTATAAAAGAAAAAGAAAAGTCTTTACCGAATAACGAAAACCAAATATCAAATTATTTGATAAATGAAAACGACTTAATTTTTCCTATCGACATTTTTCCAAAACCGATCCAAAATTACATTATGGAATGTAATACAAAATTAGATTCTAACATTGATTATATGGGATGTTCTTTACTTTGGTTAATTTCTGTTTGTATAGGTAATTCTATTGAAATGGAAGTTAAAAGAGGTTGGAATGAAAATGTAAGTTTATGGATTTCTTTAGTCGGTAAAGCGGGGATTGGTAAAACTCCGAGTATAAATAATATTATTTTTCCACTTCTTAAAATTAATCAAAGAGAAATAAAGAAATACTATAAACTCTTAGAAGTTTGGGAACATTACAACTCGCTTTCTCCTAAAGATAAAAAAGAATTTCCTTTTGTAGAAAAACCAATTAAAGGTCAATTTATAGCGAATGATATTACTTTAGAGGCATTAGTTGACTTGCACCAAGAAAGTGATAATGCAGTTGGTGTTTTTAAAGATGAGCTTGCAGGATGGCTAAAAGACATGAATAAATATCGTGCTGGTTCAGATTTAGAATTTTGGCTTTCTGTTTGGAGTGGTAAATCTGTTAATCTTAATCGCTTAACTCGTAAAGGTTCATATGTAGATAAGCCTTTTATTCCTGTTTTAGGAGGAATTCAACCGAATATTTTAAGTCATTTTTATACAGAAGAAAATAAAGATAATGGTTTTATGGATAGAATGTTGCTTTCTTTTCCTGATTCTAAAATAGAAGTTTATAATGAAAATGAATTATCTTATGATGTTTTAGATTGGTACAAAGAAAATATTATTGCTTTTTTTGATAAACTGAAATACGTTATTCAAAGAGATAATGATAATAATATTATCCCTATGACTGCTAAATTTTCAGAAGATGCTAAAAAAGAATGGGTTAGAATTTTTAACGAAATTACAAGTTATCAAAATTCAGATGATGAAAATGAGTATTTAAAATCTATGTACCCAAAACAAAAGTCATACATACCAAGATTTGCACTTTTAATACATGCATTTGATGAAAACTTTAGCGCTGGTGGTAATGTATTGGAAGTATCAAAAGAAAGTGTTTTAAAGGCAGAAAAATTAAGTAAATACTTTATTGCTACGGCTAAGAAATTAAAATTAAATACAGCAACAGTTATTAATTTAAAAACAACTTCTAAAGCTGGTAAAAATAATTTTGAAAAATTAAAATTGATTTACGAAGAAAATCCAGATTTCAACAGAAGTCAAACTGCTGAAATTTTAGGAATCAGTAGAATGCAAATAAATAGACTTTTAAAACAAATTGAAGGCAAATAGTGTAACATATTAAAAAAATGTTACACTATGTTACACCTAAATGTTACACCTAAAAATCAATGTTTATAAGGCTTAACAAAGAAAAGTGTAACATATGTTACACGTTACACCTAAAAAAAAATAATTTTAAAAATAAAAAAATAAAATTTTAAAAAAAAAATGTTACACGTTACACCTAAAAAACGACGTTAAGTACTATAAACATTGAAAAACAGGTGTAACATTTGCCTAAAAAAGGTTACACCTAAATGTTACACTATGTTACACTATAAAAAAATTAACAAATGAAAGTAAATCTACTACAAAAAAGACACGATTTTATGACTGAAAAGTTTATAAATGGATTTATTTCGTTAGATGATTTTTTAATGTTAGAAGATGTTTTTATTAAAAACGAAAAACTATACACAATTTATTTGAATTAATATGAATAAAGAAAACAAAAAATTACTTGAAGATTTATACTTAAAGCATACTAAGAAAAACTATCCTAATTTTCCAGAGTTTGCAATTCCTCCTGAAAAGTTCTCAGATGATTCTGCAAACGACTTAACAAAAACTATTTGTAAATTTATAACTTACATTGGAGGTCAAGCGGAAAGAATTTCTAATCAAGGTCAATATAGGGATAACACAAAAGTAGTTACCGATGTTTTAGGAAGGAAAAGAACAATAGGCACAGCTTCATGGACTAAAGGACAAGGAACAAACGGAACAGCCGATATAAGCTCCACTATTCCAATAAAAATGAAAAACGGACAAACTATTGGACTGTCTTTAAAAATTGAAGTTAAGTTTGGCAAAGATAGAATGAGCCAAGCTCAAGGAAGATATAAGGAAGAAATTGAAAAAACAGGAGGGCGTTATATGATTGCAAAAGATTTTGATTCTTTTTTAATTGAATTTAGAGAACTTTATAAAAGCTACTTATGAACCACATAACAATAAAAAACAACAAACTATCACTTAACCCAAACGAAGTACAAATTTCGCCATTGGGTAGAGAGTTTAGACTATCAGGAATAAAAATCGATTACTCTAAACCACCGAAGTATATAAACAATAATGCAAGGCATTGCACTACTTACACATTCATCTACTTAGATACACAAGAACTATTTTCTTTTTATTTTGATGAATATGATAAGTTTGTATGTAAACTTTAAAATTAATTAACTAAATTTGTATTTATGAAAAAAATATTATTAATTTTATCAATAGCAATTTTATTAAGTTGCTCGAATGATGACACACAACCATCTTGTAACTGCAACGCATGGGTTAGACAAGAGGGAATGACAAGAACAGTTATTCCACTTGAATTAGATTGTGAAACAAACGAACCTATTAATTTGCCAGAAGGATATACTTTTTTAGGTTGTGATAACGATAATACTCCGTAAGTTATGGCAAGACCAAGTGAATATAATATAAAAATATGTAACGAAATTTGCGAAAGAATTGTTTTAGGAGAACACATAAAGCCTATTTTAGATTCAGATGATAAATTTCCAACATTCCCTACTTGGTGTAAATGGAAAAGAGAACACGACGAATTATTTAACCTGTACACACGAAGCATACAAGATAAAGCCGAAATGTTAATCTTTGAAATTAACCAAACAATGCAAGATGTTAGAACAGGGATTTTAGACGCATCACAAGGAAGATTGATAATTGACACTTACAAATGGATGGCTTCTAAATTCTATCCTAAAATGTTTGGTGATAAAACAGATATTACAAGTGGTGGAGAAAAAATACAAAATATGCCAACAAGTATAAAAGTAGAGATTAACAAGGCTAATGAAGATTAATTAAATATTTTTTTTTGTATATTTGTATTTGAAATCCGCCAAGATTTAAAACATTAATTTAACACCCTATTTATAGTTAACTTGGCGGTACTATTTATAGGGTTGTTTTTTTATTATGACAGGTATTTATAAAATAACATCTCCAAGCGGTAATATTTACATAGGGCAAAGTATTAATATTGAGAAAAGATTTAAACAATATCAGTATTTAAATAATTGCAAAAAACAAACAGCTCTTTATCGTTCTTTTTTAAAGTACGGAGTTCAAAAACATATTTTCGAAATTATTTGTGAGTGTGAAATTTCAGAACTAAACAATAAAGAAAGATATTATCAAGATTTATTTAATGTTATAGAAAAAGGATTAAATATAAGATTAACAAAGTCAAATGACAGAAGTGGTAAATTAAGTGAAGAAACAAAACAAAAACTTTCAAACTCAAAGAAAGGTAAAAAAAAGAGTGAAGAATTTAAATTAAATAAATCAATAAAATCTAAAGGGGAATTAAATATGATGTATGGTAAAAAACATACAATAATCTCTAAATTAAAAATGTCTAATTCAAGAAATCCAAATAAAGAATTTTTAGGAGTTAGTTTTGTAAAAGAAAGAAACAAATATTTATCACAAATTAGAGTTTTTGGAACAAATACAAAAATAAACTTAGGGCGTTATGATTGTCATTTAAAAGCTCATTTAGTTTATTTAAATGCACTTAAAAAAATTGATTTGTTTAATGGAAATGTAAAAAAATTTAAATTACTTATTAATGAAAATTAAAGCAACAGGGGTTTTTGAAAAAAATTGGGAAGCCTTACAAAGCGGAAAATATAAATATATTATAAATTCTGGCTCTTCTCGTTCTTCAAAAACTTTCTCTATACTTCAGATATTTTGGATATTAGCGTGGTCTAAAGAGCGTACTAAACTATCGGTATTTCGTAATACTAAAAAAGATTGTAAGGATACTATTTTACAAGATATGTTAAAGTATTACGCTACTTTAGATAATTACGAATTTGTAAAATTTAATAAAACAGAGAGTATATTTACTTTTCCAAATGGTTCGACTATAAACATAGAGGGTACAGATGACGAATTGAAAGTACATGGCTATCATTCAGATTACTTATGGTTTAATGAGTTTTATAAAATGCCAAAAGAAACATTTGACCAATTAGATATGCGTTGTTCAGTTGCTGTTTTTATGGACTACAACCCTGTAGGTAGATTATGGAGTGATGATTTAATCAAACAAGATAATGCTAAACTAATACACTCAACATTTAAAGATAATCCTTTTTGCCCTTTAGAGCAAAAGAAAAAAATATTAAGTTATGAACCAACAGAATATAACTTGCAACAGCTTACAGCTAATACTTATATGTGGCAAGTTTACGGATTAGGTTTAAAAGCTGAAAAACCGAATAAGATTTATCATAATTGGAAAGTTATTCCAGATGCCGAATTTGATTCATTACAATATTCCTCGTTTTTTGGTATGGATTTCGGCTTGTCTTCCCCGAGTGCAATGGTAGAAATGAAATTCGACGGCGACAAATCTTTTTTTATTAAAGAAATACTATACAAGCCGCTTAACCAAATGCAAGGAACTTTATCAACTGAATTAGATAATTTAAAGATTCCTAAACATATTGAAATAATTTGTGATGTTGGAAATGAGTTGAATAAAACAGAAATGCAAAAGCTACGAAATTCTGGTTATAATGTTTTACCAGCTATGAAAGGTGCGGGGTCTATATTGTCAGGAATTGAAACGATACAAAAATCAACAATATATTATACTAAAAGTTCAAAGAATATTGAAAACGAATATGATACTTATAGTTGGCGTATTGCTCAGGGTGTACAATTAGACGAGCCAGAGCAAACAGATGACCATTTATTAGATGCTATGAAATACGTTATAAGTTGGTATCGTAGAACAAGATATTTAAGTTAATTTAAAATAAATCTAAATAAAAACTTGTATATTAATATTTTTTGTATATTTGTGTTTTAAATAACGTTATGGTAGAGAAAACGTTTAGCCTATTTGGTAGGCAAATATTCAGTAAAATCGAGCGCTCAAGAGATGGTTCAATATGGACTACGCTTTTGAGTGGTGATGATTTTATCAACAATTCAAACTACTTACACACTTCTTTAGAAAATCCAGTTCTAAACGCAATCGTTTCTTTAAGAGCTAAGATGTATTCGCAAATGCAAATTAGACACGTTGACGCAAACGGAAAAGAGGTAAAAAATTCAGACGTTTTAAAATTATTAAAGCAACCTAACTATTTCCAAAGTCAGGAGGATTTCCTATTCCAACAAATGTGGTTTTTGTCAGTTGCAGGAAATAACTACATTTATCAAATTAAACCTTTTAGTTCTGAATTACCTAAAAACCTTTATAATCTTATACCGAGTGAAATCGATTTCAACAAAGTTAACAAGGTTGATAAATTCGTGTTTACTAAATCGGAAATAAAGTCATTCGCTGAAAAGAAAATCAAATATACTTTAGACGGAAAAGTTTACGATATTAAAATATCTGAAATTATACCGCTTTACGATTTAGCAAATGCAATTACTACTGATAGTTGGTTTGTCGCTCCGAGTAGAGTAAAAGCAATTGAAAAAGTATTACAAAATATCGACGTAAATTTACGTTCTAAACATAAGAATTTACAATTTAGTGCAAAGTATGTCGGAGTTAATAAGTCGACAGGAATGGAGGCTCAAATTCAAACAGCCGACAGAAAAGAAATTGAAAGCATTTTAAATAAAAAAGACGTACTTACTACAAACGCATCAGTTGAATATAAGCATTTAGTTAGTGATATGAAGAAATTGTTTTTAGATGAGCAATTTGCAGATGATGCCAATAAATGCCTTTTATCCTTTGAAATGAATAAGAACGTTTTAAATTACTTTGCAAAAGATAGTACATTTGAAAATCAAAATCAAGGCGTTATTAATTGGATACAGAACTCAATTCAAGGAAGTGCCGATAATACAATGAATAGTTTAAGTTCTTCATTTGGTTTATTAGATAAAAACGAAAAGTTAGTAGCGACTTTTGACCACTTACCAATAATGCAAACTTTAATTAACGATAAAATTAAATCGTTTACCGAGTTTCAAAATGCTTTAAAAGTAAGTTTAGAGAATGGAACTATTGATAATGCAACAGCAAAAAAAATGAGTGATAATTTTATTAAAACTTTAGGATTATGAAAGTAGATGAGATTGATAAAATGTTAAGTAAAAAAGATATTAGTCCAGAATTAAAAAAGGCATTAGAACAAAGAAAAAAGATTTTAGTAAACGATAAAGTGATTTCAAAATGATATATTGTAAAGAATTAAATAAGGAATTTGAAAGTAAGGCAGATTTATTCAAAGCATTAGTTGAGAATGAAACGTTTATTATCGATGCCAAGAAATAACAAGTATATAAATCTTTTGAAAAGGGTTTACAGGTAGTTTCAGACCAAAAGACAATTGAAAAGGCTTTTAACGATTCTGAAAAGGGTATTAAATTTGATTCTGACTATTATTATTTTGTAGTTAATTCCGCTAATTATTTGGATTCGCATAACGATATGCACGTTGATGGTAATTGGAATAAATCAGTTAAAGACCAAAACGGAAAAGTATATCTTGTATGGCATCACGACTTTAGTAAAACGGAAAATATTATAGCGTTTCCAGAAGATATTGAAATGATGACTTCAAAAGTAGCATGGTCCTTATTATGTAAATCTTACGATGGAGAAACTTATTCTTTAATATACAAGGTTAAAAAAGACAAGATAGTTAATGAAAACGTATCTAAATGGCTAAAAGAGGGTCGTAAGTTACAATTATCTGTTCGTATGCAATATGTAAAGTTAGAAACGGCTTTTAATTCAGATGATGAAGATTATGCAAAACAAACAGAAAACTATCAAAAATATTATCCTTTAATTGCTAATAAAGATGAGTTTAAGGAAATTGAATATTTCTTTATAGTTAAAGAAGCTAAAAACGTAATGGAATCAAGTTTGTTACCATTTGGCTCAAATAGTGCAACAGCTGAAATATCACAAACAGAAAATAAAACGAGTGCCGATAAAATCACACCCGAAATTAAAAACGAGCCGTCTATTGACACTCAAAAACAAAAAGAATTATTAAAAGAATTATTAAACAAATTTTAAAAAAGATGGAAGAAATCATTAAAGAATTGGGTACGAAAATCGACGCAATGAAAAACGAATCAGTTACAAAGGCTGAATTAATTGAAGTAATGTCTAAAATTGCTGACTTACAATCTAAAGGTAACGATGTTGACACTTTAAAAGCTAATATCGAAGAAGTAGCTATTAAAGTTTTAGAACTTGAAACAAAAGGAACTGCAAACAATGTTCCAGAATCGTTAGAAACTCTTTTAAAAGAGAAACAAGACGAATTGAAAGCGATGAAAGAGAAAAGCGGTGCAAGTGTGCAAATTGCATTAAAAGCTGCTGGTACAATGGCTTTATCTACAAATGTAACAGGACAAGTTCCACAAGCTGAAAGAGAAGCTGGAATTACAAGAATTGTAAGAAGAAACCCTTTTATCTTAGAGTTAGTAAACGTTGGTACAATTATGTCAAACGTTTGGGAATGGGTTGAACAAAAGAATTTAGACGGTGGTTCTGCAATGACTGCTGAGGGTGCTAAAAAATCACAAGCTGATTTTGATTTAGTTGTTGCAAGTGCTAACGTTAAAAAAGTAACTGCTTATATCAAAGTAACTAAAGAAATGCTTGATGACGTTGCTTTAATGCGTTCAGAAATTGACCAAGAATTAAGAGAGTTAATCAACTTAAAAATTGATGACCAATTATTGAATGGTACGGGTTTAACTGTTGACTTATCAGGTATTAATCAAACTGCTACGGCTTGGGCTGCTGGGGCTTTTGCTTTAACAATCCCAACTCCTAACGTGTTTGATGTTATTAGAACAGCAATTAACCAAGTAAGAGTTAATTTATTCGAGCCTAATTATATCGTAATGCACCCGACAGACGTTGCTAAAATGGACTTAGCTAAAGCTTCTGACGGACACTACGTATTGCCTCCTTTTATTTCTAACGATGGCACAACAGTTAGCGGAATTAGAGTTGTATCTAATACAGGTGTAACAGTTGATAACTTCTTAGTAGGGGATTTTACTAAATATGGTGTAAGATTCAAAGAGGGATTGACTATTAATGTAGGTTATGAAAATGACGATTTTACTAAAAACTTAGTTACTATTTTGGCTGAGGCTCGTTTAGTAGGTCGTGTTAAATCTAACCACTACGGAGCGTTTGTAAAAGGTGTTATTTCGACTTCAATTACAGCGTTAACAAAACCATAATTAAATGGAAGTTAAGTTATTAAAAGATTGGGCGTCTTATAAAAAAGGCGCTCTAATCCAAATAACCGATAAAGACGTTTTAGATAAAGGTTTTGAAATCGGATTATTTGAAAAGGAAAAGGTTAAAAAAGAAGTAGAACCAAAAGAAGAGTAAACAATGCCACAAATAGTAAGTAAATCGTATTTTAACAAGCAAAATATCTTGTACATTCCTTTAGCGAGTGAAGCACCACTACCAAGTGCGGTTACTTCAACTCCAAACGATGGAACGTATATTGATGCTTTATGTATTGAGATTGAAAAAACTATTTTGGTTAATGCTTTAGGTTTAACAACTTATAATGAACTTCAATTAGCAATAGCGGACGAGTTTACAAATCCGCTATACGCTTCTTATAAAAAGTTGGTAAACGGAGATGAATACGATGGTAAAATATGGGTTGGTTTAAAATACGATTTAAGTCTTATTGCTAATGCAGTTTGGATTGAATATGTAATGCAAAAAAACACTAATTTATCAGCAGTTGGAAACTCACAAGTAAATCTTGAAAAGGGTACTTTAGTTACTCCGATGTATAAAATCGCAAACGCAAGTGCAAGTTTTATAAAGCAATATCAAGGGCAATATTTAGATGAGCCTATTGTAATTGGTAACTTCATTGACTGGCAAGGTTGTTTAGATGGCGTAGAAGTTAGTTTATATCGTTATTTAAGCGACAAAAAGGCTGATTTTCCTAACGTAGATTTAAACAAATTCAAGTTTTACGAACAATTAAACTCTTTTGGAATATGATAACATTTGAAGAAAGTTTAGGTAAATTAGTTAAATTACTACCGAATGTAAAAATTGGAGAAAATGACTACTCAATTAAATACAACTGGGGAACTCAAGAAGTATTGAATAAATATCTAATCACAAACAAAGAAAATTCATATCCTTTAATTTGGTTAATAGTAGGTAGAGATTCAAACGATATTTATAATAAAAATATCAGCAGAAATGCAAGAATCGTTATTGCTACAAGGTCAATGAATAAAGAGGAGTTTAACGAGTTTCAATTTCAAACGTATTACAAAGAAATACTTTACCCAATACAAATGAATCTTATTAAGGTTTTAAGACGTAGCGGAATAAGCACTATAACAGACGATGTGTATAATTCCGAATACAAGCCTAATTATTCATTTAATGATGATAACGGAAAATTAGTAGATATTTGGAACGCAATAGAACTAAATTTAGAGATTTCTTTTGTAACTGATTACCAATGTAGATTAAAACAAGTAAAATTTTAATATATGGCAAAGAAAAAAAAGGAAGTTAACGAAATTCCACAACCAACAGCCGAGATTAAAAAGCAGTCATTTAAAATATTAAAGGAATTTCAAACAGCCGAAAAGGTTTACAAAGTTGGAGATGCTTTTTTACACAATGACAAAAGAGTAATAAATTTTTTAAGAACAAATAAAATCATATAATTATGGGATTAATTAGCGCAGTAGTAAATAACTTATCTTGTGGGGCAAATAGCCAATTAGGAACAGGAACAAAATTCTGTCCTCAGGACATTGAAAACCCTAGAGTAGTAGTATTTGCAGAAAAAGGGACTAAATTCGCTCCAAGTGACAACCTTACTTTATCAGCAATTCAAGAGCTACAACAAAAGGGTAAATTAATCGTTTTAAGCGGTGTTGTATCTTTTACAGATAATACAGCAGAAAACACAACAGGAACAAGAGAAAGTACAGGAATTAAGTACACAACTTTATTAAATCCTTACGACTTTACGTTTGTGTTTGATAATGGTTTACATTTTCACAAGGCTTTAACTAAATTAGAAGGCTCTAAAAATTACGATATGTTCATTTTTGACGTAAAAAATGATATGTTCGGAGCTTTAGACAGACAGGGTAACTTTAGAGGTTTAGATTGTCAATATGTTGGTGTTGGTGGTTACAAAATCGGAATGGAAAACTCTCAATCTTTGATGGTTCAAATTTCAAGAACTCAATTCGATAGCGATGTTGCTTTTGTATCTAATGAGAATTTAGATTTTACAGCGGAGCAAGATTTAGACGGTTACAATGATATTGAAATTACCTTAACAGCTCCAACAAATGCAGCAACTACTTTAGCAATTAAAGTTTACGCAAAATCTAATAACAAATTAGTAGCTTTAACTGGTTTAGCTAAAGAAGATTTCTTATTAAAAGTTGATGGCGCAACAGTAGCTATTACAACTTTGACTGCAGGGACAAACGATGGCGAATATACATTGACTGTTCCAGCTTTTGCAACTGCTGATGTAGTATTATTACAATTATTTGACAGCATTTTAAATGCTTCAATTATTAATTTAGATGGTAGTTTGTATAAATCAAACGTAGCTACAACAGTAGTAGTATAATTCTAAAAGGGGGCGGTAATTAAAAAACGCCCTCTTAACTTAAAACGTGAAAGGCGTGCAATCGGTTCAAGTTCCGTAATTAAGTGCTAAAACTTTACATAATGGCTTCTCCTTACGAATTAATGGTAAAACTTCAAGGAGTTAGAAATAGCATACTTGATGAAACTGAAAATATCATTTACAGAAATGAGAATAAAATAATTCAGTTAAATTCTTCACAAATAGAACAACATATCGGATTTGACAATAAACAATTAGAGAATACCGATAAAACATTTACAGGTTTATACCGAATGAACTCTTTTACTGAGGCGGGCGGTTTTCATCAAATCGGACAGCCTTATAACTTTACTGATAGTGGTAACTTCTTTAGAGGTTTTTATGTCGAGGTTTTACCTAATTTAACTCAAATTGAAATAGGGTCAACAGGAACAGGCTCAGGCGACAAAGATAGATTCTTTAGAGGTTATAATAATATTTTCGGACTTACTTCACAAAATCAATACAAATTAAATTATGAAATTATACTTCCAGAACTTCAAAGATTTATTAAACAGCAAATCGGATAGTTATTTCGATACTTGTGAAAAGATGCCTTTATATAACTTCAAAATGTTTATTGAAACGAATGATTTAAAATGGTTTTCAAAGAGTTTTAAGGATTCGAGTAGACTTCAAAATGTAGCGGATTTATTTTTTACTGACTATATTGAATTGACTAATAATCGTAAAGTAGAAAATAGATATATCACAATGTTTGAGATTATGCGTTTAGAAAATAAGTATAGATGCGTTTCATTATTGTTAAAATCTTTATGGCATTACGACAAATTACAAGGAATAGAAAACTTTGATAAAATGATTGATATTTTGGAGCAATGGAATTATCGAATAGACAGGAATAAAGAAGTATTTGAACAGATTGAAAAGATAGCCAACAGAATACAAGGTATTAAAACAAAGATTGAATTATTACGTGCTAAATTAGACGAAGGACAAAAAGAAAAAGCCGATAAACCAAACTTTGAAAAGGAACTTATAAACATAACTCGAATTTTAGAACTACACCACAGATTAAAAATTAAAGAATTAAATGTAGCCGAATTTATAGGTTATCAAAAGCAAGCTCAGGAAGTAGTAGGATCACAAAATAAAGCAAAAAAATAATGGCAAACGTAATTGATATATTAGTAAGTAAGCAAGCTCAAGCCGAACTTGACAAGGTTATATCTTCTTTAAAGGTTACTCACGAAGAAATTATTAAGATTAACCAACAAGGGTTAAAGATTAATAGCGGTGGAAGTCCTAAGAATCCAGTTGATTTAAACGCCACTATTAAACAAAACGAAGAACTTAATAAAAAATACAAAGAACAAGAAGAAAAACTAAAACAATTAAACGCTCAAAAGCAAAAAGCACAAGTAAGAACAAGTGAAGAAATTGTTAATCAAAGAGCGTTAGCACAAGCAAGCGATAGACAAGCGAGAGCAACAAGTGCTTTAGTTGGTGCAATGGCTAATTTAAACGCTAAGCACCAACAAGCAAAAAAAACGCTTCAAGATTTAATTGCAAGTCAAACAGCAAGTAACGCACAAATAAGAAAAGCACAAAAAGAGTACGATGCTTTAGATAAAAGAGTTGTTAACGCAAATAATGCGGTAAGACAATTTAATTATAATGTAGGAAATTATCCAAAGCAAGCATTAACAAGTATTAAAAGTTTAATGTCTGCATTTGGTTTGTTTAGTGGTGTTTATTTATTTGCTGGTGCAATTACCAATGCGTTTAAAACAATAAAAGATTTTGACAAAGCAAATGCAGATTTAGCTGCAACAATGGGAAAAACAAGGTCTGAAATTTCATCTTTAACAGAAGACCAAAAAAGGTTAGGAGCTAGCACGAAATTTACGGCAACAGAAGTAGCTGGGTTACAAAAAGAATATGCAAAATTAGGTTTTTCACAAACTGAAATATTAAACGCAACAGAAGCAACTTTAAGTTTAGCTGCTGCGGTTGAAACTGATTTAGCAAATGCTTCAATGGTTGCTGGTTCAACTCTTAGAGGTTTTGGACTTGATGCGTCTGAAATGGGTAGAGTGGTTGATGTAATGGCTAAATCTTTTACCAGTTCTGCTTTAGACATTGAAAACTTTAGAGAATCAATGAAGTATGTAGCACCTATTGCTAAAGCTTCAGGAGTTTCTATTGAATTTACAACGGCTATGCTTGGTAAATTAGCCGATGCTGGTATAAAAGGAAGTCAAGCTGGGACTTCTACAAGAAGAATTTTAGCAGAAATGGCTAAGACAGGTAAGCCAGCAAGTCAGGCTTTAGACCAAGTTGCAAAAAGTGGTATTTCTGTTAATGATGCGATGGATGAGGTGGGAAGAACAGCACAAACAGCATTACTTGTTTTGTCTAAAACTAAAAACGGAATTGATGCTTTAGACAAGTCTTTAAATAATGTGATTGGTACTGCAAAAGCAATGGCTGATATTCAATTAGATAGTCTTCAGGGTAAAATAACGCTTTTAACTTCTGCTTGGGATGGTTTTATTTTAAGTTTAGAAGACGGAAGTGGGTCAGGTGGAGCAGCGGTTGGAAGGCTAATAGATAATTTTACAGAATTATTAAATAAATTATCGCTATTAGAAGAAAGGAGCGATAAATCTGGAAAGTTCTTTTTTAATAACTGGAAAAAAGGAGTTGATAATTTAGTTCCTAAAGAAACATTAGATGCTGTAGCTTACTTTAATAGCGAGTTAGAAAAAACAGAAAAAATTGCAAAAGCACAATTATCTTCTATTCAAAAATATAAAGCTAACATCAAAGCACTTCAAAGTGTTTCATTGTTTGGCTTGAAAACAGATGCAGAAACAACCGAACAAGAATTGTTAGATGCGGCTACAAAAAAATATAACGCAACTTTAAAAGCAAAAAAATATTTAGAAACATCTATTAAAGAAAAATTAGGCGAAAGGTTACGTTTAGAATCTGAATTTATAACCGCTTTTACTTTAAGAAATAAACAAGTTTCTCAAAGTGTCGCTTTAGATTATGCTAAAATTAAAACAGATGCCCAACTAAAAAGAGAGATTGGACTTTTGACTTTAGTTGAAGATAAAAATACAGAAGGTAAAAAGAAAAATACAAAAGCAACCGAAGAAAATAAGAAAGCTAAAAACGATGTAAGATTTGCTTTAATAGGTTCTGTTGAATGGTTTGAAAAATTAAAATCAGCTTTAGAGTTAGAACAAAAACAACTATCTACAAATAATCCTAAATGGGAAGAATATCGTTTAAAAATTGAACAAGTACAAAAATCTATTGACGCAATTACAAAAGCGTCTAAAAATTTAGATGGTGTTTCTTTAGATTTAGGAGGTAGCGAATTTTTAACTGATATTGATGGCGATGAATTAATGCGTCAAGGCGACGAATTGCGTGCATGGTATAAAGATTTTAGAGAGGGTTTTCAAGATGATTTTTGGGCAAATAGTGGTTTTGATAAAATTAACTTTATTATTGAAAACTTTGACAAACTAAAAGAAAGTGGTACAGATATGGCTTTAGCTATGTCGGAAGCATTCCAACAGGCTTTTAATACTATTTCAGAGTTTTCTAATGCTAACTACCAACAAATGTACAGCAATTTAGAACGTCAAAGAGATGTAAGTATTTTATTTGCTGGAGAAAGCACAACAGCAAGGGAAGAAATAGAGCGTCAATATGAAGAAAGACGCAAAAGAATACAACGTCAACAAGCTGAAAGTCAGAAACGTTTAGCTATGTTTAATATTGCTACTAATACGGCTCAGGCTATTATGGCTGTTTTTGCTAAAACACCACCACCAGCAGGTATTCCTTTAGCTTTGTTAGTTGGTGCAATCGGAGCGGCTCAATTAGCAATGACGGCAAGCCAACCAATACCACAATTTTATAAAGGTACTCAAAACGCACCAGAGGGTTTAGCGTGGACAGATGAGAAAGGTGCGGAATTACATACTGATAGCAAAGGAAATATTAAAGATTACGGAAGTAATAAAGGGGCAAGATTAAAGAAACTTGAAAAAGGGGATAAAATTTATACCGCAAGTCAGACTAAAAAAATGATGGATTTATACGGATTTAATCAAGATTTTAATAATATAATGCTAACTAATGGGATAAGTACTTCCAATTTCAATAATAATTCCTTAAATTTAGAACCGCTTAACGCAAGGTTAGACAGATTAACAAGTGTAGTTGCTAATAAGTCAGAGGTTACAATAGTAAATAATGAAAGCGGAACAAGATACTACGAGAGAGTTAACGGACAAAGAAGAGAGCTAGTAAATTCAGTATTAACAATGAAATCAAGAAGCGTAAGATAATGTATAAACACTATTTAGATTTTTTAGATTTGCCATTAATTGGTAAAATTGAAATAAGCGAGCCTTTTAAGTTTGATGGAAGTACCCACGAAATTAAGAGAGAAAAAGGGCGACATTCACGTGATGTGATAATTGCTAACCAAGATATTGAGTTAGAATTTCATCGTGAGTATTTTGAACCTATTGAAGTGCCTCAGGTATTACCTGATGGCACTATATTAAATTACGTTTCTCACGGTTTCGATTATTTAGTAAACGAAATTAACACCAAAGGTTGGGAGATGCGTGTTGAATATACTATTAATTACAATGGTACAGATTTCACGACTGGCGAAATAGATGGATTAACATACAAAGTATTTGATGATTATTTGAGTATTAAAATTAGTCAAAATACATTATCTGCTTACATTAAGAAAAACGATAGTGTTAAAATTGATGCTTTTAGTGATAAAAGTTTAACGGATTTACCTATTACACCATGCACAACAACTGATATATTTTTAAAGGCTAAGCCATTGTTAGAGCGTTCAAAATGGGGTGAAAAAGAAATAACAGATACATCGGCTTATTACTATGGTAGTGGCTTTACGCATGATTTGACTATACCTATTGCTAATAATTTAGTTGATTTCAATCTATTAAATAGTTACTCCCCTTTTGATATTGTATGGAAAGGTACAGATTTAGGAATTACAGCAGTTAGAAGATTTATTTACGATAACAGACTTGTAACCGCTAAAAATGAATTAAGAAACGTAAAAGTAAAATTAAATAAAGTTTGGATTTCTGGAGCTACAAGTCAGGGCAGAATATATTTAAGATACGGAACTACTTTTTTTGATTCAGATGGTAATTTTATAAGTGCTGGGAATACGCCTACTACTTATTTAGAAAATGAATTAAATAATATTAGCATTACCAATAAAGATTACGAATTTACAATACCATATATTGCACAAGGAGAAACTCTTTGGATTGATACGACAATGTTTTTTAGCGTTGGTTCGTTTACTTCTGTTTCAATGCAATACACTAACTACAAAATTGAAAGCGTTGAAATAACAGCTACTTCAACAGCGGTTAGTACGATTGTAAAAGGCGTTCGTTTATATGATTTATTAAGACATCAAGCACATTCATACGATACAACTTTAAACGATTTAGGGGTATTTAATAACACTTCTGAATACTGGAATAACTTTTGTTTTAATGGTAGAATGTTGGGTAATTTAGCAAATCAAGCGTTTAATAACGAATTTAAAGACCTTTACAATTCTGTTTGCGATGAAGCTTTTGCAGACTACCAAATTGATAACAACGGAATAACTATTGATTTTATAGACAATTACTATAAAGATGAAGAAATAGCTGTATTTACAGAATTACCTTCAAATGATGCAAATTATACAGCAAATAGCGATTATTCTATAAACTTATTTAATCTTAAATTTAAAAAATCAAGTTCAGATAGGACAGGCAACGAAGTTGATACAATTGACGATGTGCATACTTCTTTACAATTGAAAATGCCATCTAAAAAAGCCGATGCAATTTATAATTTAGAGTTTGATCATATACGTTCAGCTCAACTAATCGAAGAACAAAGACGCAAAGGAAATGAAGTAAACGGAAAAACAAGAGTATTAGAAAACGACGAGAATTTATTTGTTTTGGATTGCGTGGAACTTGCACCAAGTACGACAAACGAATTTACACAATTTTTAAGATATAGAATTTTAGATACCGACAATAAATTAGAAATTGTATCGAATGGTACTTTTGCATGGACTAATTTAGGAATGGTAGTAGGACAAACAATTAGTATTTCTTTTGTTGGTTTGCCAAGTGGCACAAACTTTCAAATATTAGCTTTAGAAGATTTTACAATTAGATTATTATTTTTGAATAACCTACCAACTTCTGACAGCGATGGAGAAAAGTCAATTACTTTTAATTACATTTTACAAGGCGTTTTATATACTAATAGAACAAACGAAGGATTTACAAATATTGAAGGCATTGCAAATCCTGAAAATTACTCAAATTTAAAATATTCGCTAAAAAGAATATTAAACAAGTGGCGTAAAATAATCAATACAGCTGGACAATATTTAATAGGTAAAGAAGCTAATGTTACTGAAATTAAAATCAATAACGAGTTAGTAACTCGAATGACTGGAGAAAGTGCTGATGTTATAGATTTTGCACCTATTGAAATTACAGAAGATAGGATTTTAAACGGAAAAGTTCACGAAATTAAAGTGTTTTGCGATTTTGACAAGGCTACTGAACTATTTGAGGAAACAAGAGATTTAAAAGGATATGTTAGAGCAATTAGAAATAATAATAGTGTAATTCGTGGTTTTATTAAAAATGCTCGTTATACATGGAGAAGTCAGGAGTTAATTTTAACACTTGAGGAAAAGCAAGATAATTTAATAACAGAAATTAACACTCTAAATGTAGATAATTTTAATGTAGTTAATGACTTTGTAAATCTTTACGATGCTAATAACTTACCACTTATAACGCCTAAAGAATATAAATATTTTTCAATCAATGGAATTATTTACGATAACGTAGAAGATTTCACAGAAAATTTAATAAATTTGTTACCATGATATTACAATTTAGAAATAGTCTATATAACAATAAAACGTTAATGATGAATGGTAACGCAAATATTGGCTATTTTAGTCAGATAGTTTTGCGTCCTAATACGTTTTATTGTCAAAAACTGCCTTTTTTAACCGATAATGAATATAGCGTTTTTGTTGCTGATTTATGCGGTAATAATTTGCAAGAAATTACAGAGCATTGTTACTTTTCTTTGAATTATATTGAGTTTGCTAGTGTTTTTGATTTTTATGGTCAATATGTTTGTTTGAAAATTGTAAACAACTTAAACACTATTGATAACCCTATTGATATTTGGTTTTCTAACCCAGTCTTTATTACTGATGAATTTTATAGTGTAGATTTAATTTACAAAAACATTTCAGAAAACTATAAACAAAGAAGTGGGTTAAATTGTTATTTCACAAGAGCCGTACAGGAAAGTGAAGTAAAAACATACATACAAGAAAGCGGTACTAAAGTAAGCGGTAAAGCGACTTTTACAGAAATGAAAAAGTATGTTTTTGAGCAATTAGATAATTTCAATTATAGAAATATTAATACAGCTTTAGCAAATACAATTGTTTATTTAGATTCATTAAGGATAACAGATAAACCATTGTTAAAAGATGCTGACATTGAGGGTTCACAAAATACTTTTCAAAGCGAGTTAACCGCAAGCGTAAATTATAATGATAGCTTTGATTATCAATTACAAATTGCAATACCTTTAAATTTATTTAGTTATTACCCAAACAATATTTATACATTATATTCAATAGAAAATAGAATTACATTAGTTTTTAATCATTCGATTGATAGTGTTTCTACATCAATTATAAAATTGTATAAAAACGATATTTTTTATTCTAATTTAGACTTAATACAAATAAATAACACTACCTTTGAACAAGTTTTTTTATTTACTGAAAACGGAAATTATGAAATAAGAGTGGAAAGCGGTAAATTTATGAGCAGTTTGTATGGTATTACAAGTGAGCTAATATTGCCTTTTGTTATCACTGGCGGTTTTTACGATGAAGATTATTACGATGAAACATATTATTTAACATAAAAGAAAATGACAAAATCAAGCATTATTAGTTATATTACAGCACGTTGGGGCGATATAACAAACCCTAAAAGATTGCCGATAAAAGATATAGAGGTATCAAACGCATTGTTAGACGAATTATATTCTTTAGTTATTAAAGAAAGATACAATATTATTGCAAACGAATTATTAATTACTGGTTTTTTAAATGACGATATTTTTTATGAAATTACATTTTCTAAATCAGGAAATAAAGTTTTTGTAAATGGTTTTGTGAACAATATTTCAGAATTTATTTTTGAGGGTGCTTTTTTAGAAATAATAGGAAATGAATATAAGCAAAAAACAGGCACAAAGCAATATGCTACAACTTCTGAAATAGGTGTTTTAACAATATTTAATAATACTTTTATAATTGAAAGTATAGATGCAAACACTAAAGTATATTTTAATTTTAATTATTTAACAAACGATTAATTATGTCAAATTTAACAAATATACCATTAGGAGACACTCAAAATTTATTGAGTTATAAGTCTTTGTTAAAAGATAATCCATCAATAACTTTTAATGCTTCAGGTGTTTCAAGCACTGGAACGATTACTAATGCAATAACTATTCAAAAAGAATGTTCTTCTTTTAGAACTGAATTATTCCAAAATGTGGTAACTGGATTATCAGCTTATTTCGATTTTGGTGATGCTTTAGAATATACAGCAACAAGATACGGAAATTATACTTTTTCTTTTTATGCTTTAAAAGGTGAATTAAATGTAAATCCTAATTATAACGTTGATGTTATTTTAAAAGTTTACATAAACGCTATTTTAACACATACTTTTACTAAAAACACTCCGATTGAAGCTGGAAGTTTAGAAGACTTGAGATTTGTTCAGTCTTTCGATTTAGCCTTAAATGATATAGTTAATTTTGAATTTGAGATACAAAAACCAAGCGTTGGAACACCAAACCCAAATATTGAATTGTTTTTTACAGGATTTCAATTAAATTATGGAAATGTAACTAATTACCAACTACCTATTTTATTAGAAACAGGTTGGCAAAGTAAAGTCGATACGACTAACACGCAAGTTTTAACGGCTAATACAGATAATTTAATTGCATTTACAGGCACTAATTCAAGCAATGGGGGTTTAACTTTAATGAATAGCGTTGGTAAAATAACGCCAATAAAAGTAGGTGATTCTGTAAACGCAGATTTTGCTTTTTCTTTTCCAAGTCCTTCAGGAACTACTGACTATTTAAGCGTGAAATTAAAGGTAAATGGTGTTGTTTATAGAGCGCAAAGTTTTAACATTTTAGAACCTACAGGAGAAACAAACTATATAGCTGTTTCTTTTACTTTACCAGTTGAAGCAGAATTTAAAACATACGGAGCTGAATTTTTTGTCAATCCAAATGTAGCTATTACAATTTCAAATAGATATCAGCAAGTAACACAATTACATAAAGGAAGATAGTTATGTTAGAATTAAGAAAAAAAGGTAATAAACATTGGTTATTGATAGATGATGAGATAGGGGAGTTTTCCCCTTCTAAATTTACAATTAATAGGCTAAACAGTAAAATAGAAGTTGTTTATTTTAACAATTTAAAAAGTAAAAACTATGATGTTTCTGATTGTTATATTTTTGATATTGATGAAACCATAGGATTTAACACAAGTTCTGGAGTTGAGTTTATGGATAAATTAGAAGAGTTAAATTGTCCTTGCTTTCAAAAAGATGTAAATAATTTTTATATTAGTGGCGGTTCATGGTCAGAGTTAACTAATTTCGATGCTTTAAACGATGCGACATTGCCATTATCAGGGGCTGAGCAAATACCTATTATTCAAGGTGGAGAAACTAAGAAGTTAGATTTATCTACAAAACTCGACAAAGTTTCAGCATCAGGCGTAGAGCGTGCTTATATCATTAATGCAGATGGTTCGCAAGGTACAAAGGCTACGAGTGAGTTTGGTGGTGGGGAAATATACATTCAAAATATTTCCGTATCTGGTGGTTATACTGTTGATTTTAATGTAGCCACACACAGATTAACATTAACAGGAAATACAACTTTTACAGAGATTAATTTACCATCATTAGGCTTTTCAAAAACAATTACATTACATATAAATGGTAATTTTGGAGTTATTTTTCCAGCAAGTTGGACACAATATATAAGTGGAGCGTATGATGGGACAGCACCACTTAACACTATTGTAATTGAAACAATAGGAACTGAAAGAAAAGTACAAATTTCACAACCTGATTAGCTATGAGTAAGAAGATGTTTTTTAAAAATCAAAATCAAAATCAAATATTGATACCAGGTGAAAATTCAACTTGGTTAAATAATCCTGATGTTGTTGTAGGGGTTGGAAGTGCTTATAAAAGTACTGCTGGAAATGTTTACAATTTAGCAACTTATGGAGCAATACCAGTAGGAAAAGTGGCTATAATGGAAGGGGTTGTAAGTAATAATCCTGTAAACAATACAAATAGAAATATGGTTTTTGGTTTTAGAACTGATTATAATAATCCAACAGAGTATTTAACATATCCGAGGACTACATACGCTGTTGACCATTTTGGTTTTTACATAGTTGGAACAGTTTTAAGAATTATATGGCTAACTCCTGGTGCATCCCTTGGAACGGTTAATGTTGGAGATAAATTATCAATAAAAGTTACAGGACTTATTTTTGAATTTTTTAAAAACGATGTGCTTATTCATACAGGAATAGCAGGAATTGAAACCACACTTTATCCATCAATGCTATTTTATACCTACGGAGCAATGAGTAATATTAAAACAACTATATTTTAATCAATATGAAAGCAAACATTTCAAACATACAAAAAACCTATTCAGAAATTCCAGGAACTTGGGAATTTGAAGGCGTAGCATATCAAGGATATGAACATTTTACAGACTTACATTTTGCTCACGGTTGGCGTGATGTGGTTATTCCAACAATAACAGAAACACAAAAGTTAAGCAATGAATATATTTTAATAAACGATATTGTTACAAAAGAAGTTGTCGAGCTTACAGCAGAAGAATTACAAGCTATTGAAGATGCAAAAATTCCTGAATCAATTTCGCAAATGAAATTAAGAAAGCAACTTATTATAAGTGGAATTTCTATTTCTTCAATCGATGATTTAATTCAAAGTTTGCCACAACCTAATAGGGATTTAATTTACACTATGTGGGAATATGCAGCTGTGTTTGATAGAAACAACCCTGAATTAAACGCTATGGCTCAAATGCTACAAATTACTTCGGAGCAATTAGACGAAATTTTTATTAACGGAAATTTATTATAAATGGGATTGATTTTATTTTTAATAGCATATATTTTGTTTTTACCGATTAGTTTTATTAATTTCCTATTTGTAAGAAATAAAGGTTATTTTAAAAGTTCAGCAATCAATATTGATAAGTTTGGTAATAGAGAATTTAGAACAAGTCTAAATAAAACTTTAATACATGAAAATAGTCCGTTTATGTTTGGAAACGATAACGAAACTATTTCAAGTGTGTTAGGTAAAAATCAAAGGTTCGGACACCTTACAAAATTCGGAAAAGTTATTTGTAAAATCTTAGACACAATAGATAAAAATCATTGTGAAAAATCAATAGTTTGGTAGTATGAAACAAGAAACATCATTTTATTTAGCAACATTTTTAAAGGCGTTGTTTTTAACGATTGCTACATTTTTAACACCTATCAAAGGACTATTAATAATTACAGGAATGGCTGTATTTTTAGACACTATATTTGCGATTTACACAACGATAAAATTAAACGGATGGTCAAGTTATCAGAGTACAAAATTGTTTAACATAGTAGTAAAAAGTTTCTTTTATTTAGGCTCTATCGTTTTAGCTTACTTTATTGATACGCATATAATTGAAAAAAATACTTTATTTGGTATTAACTTACTAATTTCAAAAGCCGTTACTATTTTTTGGCTTTACATTGAATGTAAGTCAATAGATGAAACATCGCAAAAATTAGGCAATAAGTCTTTTTATTTTACTATTAAAAACCTAATGACAAAGGCAAAAGAATTAAAAAAGGATATTAACGAAATAAAAGAGTAATGGATACAATAACACTACA